CCTCTGGTATTTGATGCCTGCGACTCAAAGAACGGTTGATCTGCTGGTTGGGGCGTTTGATCTCAACCAGCGTCGCAAGTTTGAGCTGAAGAACGGCGACGGCAAAAAGATCATCGATCTGTATTTCAAGCCGATCACTCGCGCTGATCGCAAACGGGCGCAGAATCTTGCTGGTTCTGATGAAGCCCTAGACATCAGCACCAACATGCTTTGCCAGCTTGCCGAGCTGGAAGACGGCACTAAGGCGTTTGCTCCAGCTGATGCAGCGAAACTGCAACGCGAGCTGCCCGAGTCTGTCCTAAATGAAGTCGAGCTGTTCGTCTTTGGTCTCGGAGAAGAGACCAGCCTCGAAGACGCAAAAAACGACTGAAGCAGGACAAGTGGGTCTTTTATGAGTTCCACCTGGCCTGCGAACTAGGGATGACGGTCAGCAGGCTTCGCACCGAGCTGACAGATGACGAGCTGGTGCATTTTGCGGCCTTCCATGAGCTGAAGTCTGAGATGGAAGAAAAAGCTATGCAGCGCGCAAAGCAAGGGCGGCGGTAGACTTCGCTTATTGCTAGGTCGTCGTGGCACAGTCAACTGTTGAGCTGATTGTTAATGCCGCTAAGGCGATCAATCCGCTAAAGCGGGTGACGAACGAGACAAAGAAGCTAGAGACTGCCGTCAATAAAGCACAAAACGGAATCCGCAATACAAATAGGGCTTTAGGCCAAACAGGCAAAGTTGCCAACAATGCGGCGAAAGGGGTAAACAAACTCGGCAAAGCTGTTCGAGGTCTTATCGCGGGCTTTACCGCAGTCCAAGCGTTTAAGTTTGTAATTTTCAAAACGGCGGAACTTGAGCGTCAAACTAAAAGCCTGGAGGTCCTTACTGGCTCGCTTGGGAACGCGCGCACGATCATTAAAGAGCTGCAGCAGTTCGGCGCTGTAACACCGTTCACAAGCGCAGAGCTGATCGAGACTGCGAAACGCCTCAAGGCATTTGGCTTTGAAACGGAACAGGTCGTTGACGTAACTAAGCGACTTGCTGACGTTGCCGGTGCAACTGGCGCTGATCTTGGCGGCATCGCGACCGCCTTTGGTCAGATCCAGGCAAAAGGCAGGCTGCAGGGTGAGGAACTGCTGCAGCTGCAGGAACGCGGTGTTGGTCTGCAGGATGAGCTGCAGAAGATGTATGGATTGACTGCGGATGAATTCCGCAAGGCCCTAGAAGGCGGTCGAATTAGCGCAGATGCCGTTAATTTGGCCCTGCAAAACATCACTGACACTGGTGGCAAGTACGCCAACGGCGCAATCGCCCAGTCAGAAACACTTGCCGGTAAGTTCAGCACACTTACTGACAATGTAGAAAGACTTGCGCAAAAAATAGGCGAGATGCTGGCTCCATCGCTTAGGGACGCCCTAACTATCGCAAATAATCTAGTCACGAGCATCAACCAAGGAATTGCAGCGCAGTCAATTTCGACAAAAGATAAAGCGAGATTTCAACGCGAGGCTGAGCAAGAAGTAAGACGATTCGGCGGAGGGTTTGGGGTAGGTACCGTCACGGTGCGGCATCTCGGTAAAACTTATTCAGGCCCTCCCGACCAAGTCATCAGGCAAATTTCAAATGATCTTGTAAATAGAGAAGTAAGACGACGCGCTGGAGAATCAACTGCGGCGCAAGCGACAGCTACTGCGGCCACAGCTGTAACACCTCCTGCGCTTTTGCGTCGCACAAGCGGCGGAAGCCAAGAAAAAGTTGATATGAGCCAAAGGTTGCTCGACTTAAACAAACAACTAAGGGACGCCCAAGAAAACGAGCAGTTGCGTTTGGCGGCGACTTTAGAGCTGATGGTCGAAAAACAACGAATAGCAGAGAGCAATCTGCTGCCTCGACAAAAAGAAAATGCACTAGATAAAGCACACTCAAATTTCAGGAAAGAGGTTTTAGGTATTGATGCAGATATTGCGGAGCAGCGCCAAAACGACTTTGAAGCCCAGATAAAGCATCAGGATGAACTTAGGAAGAAAATTGCAGAGCAAAAGCACGCCTATGAAGAGCTGAACACCACATTCCGCGACGGCATCGTTGATGGGATCTTGGCCGCAGTAGAGGGCACTAAGTCGCTGTCTGATTCTCTTGTCGGCGTTTTGAAGCAGATGGCAAGGCTGATCCTTCAGCAGCAACTGTTGAACGCTTTGAGGGGGTTCAACCTCTTCAGCTTTGGAGGCGGTGGCGGATTTACTTCGCCGAATGTCCTGACTTCTGGGCTTGATTTTTCTGGCGCTTTCGCCAACGGCGGTCGCCCTGCAGTCGGAAAGGCTGCGTTAGTAGGTGAGCGCGGCCCTGAGCTGTTTGTTCCTGATCGTGCTGGCACCATTGTTCCTAATGGTGGCTTTGGCGGCGCAAACGTCGTCGTGAACGTCGATGCCAGCGGCAGTAGCGTGCAGGGCGATGAGGGCTCGTCCCGTCAGCTTGGTGCTCTTATTGGCGCTGCTGTTCAGGGCGAGATAATTAAGCAACAGCGACCTGGGGGACTTCTAAGCCGATGACCGCTAGCTGGGATTCATCCGTCAACCTGCAACCTGCATACGGCACGACAAAGGCCAGCCAGCCGATTACTCGCACGGCTCGGTTTGGCAGTGGCTACGAGCAAGTGGGCAGCCTCGGCATCAATCAAAACCCGAAGTCATTCAGTCTCACCTACAACCTGTCTGAGGCTGAATCAGACACCGTTGAGACGTTCTTGGATGCCCGTGGGGGCACCGAGAAGTTCACCTTCACGCCGCCGGGTGAAAGCAGCAGCATCAAGGTTCGCTGTAGAGCTTGGAACAAGACGATGACCACGAAGGGTCGCGTTCAGCTGACCACAACCTTTGAGCAGGTGTTTGAAGCATGAGCACGCCGCAGTCGATCCAAGAGCAGCTGCAGTCGTTAGAGCCCTCGGCAATTATCGAGCTGTTTCAGCTGGAGCTAACGCAGGCCGTTAACGGCGTCGATCAGACGTATTACTACCACGCAGGAACGAATGAGCTGACCGCTGATGTCGTCTTTAACGGCCTGACCTATACAGCAACAGCGATCGAGGTTAATGGTTTTCAGGCGTCAACCAAAGGCGTGCTGCCTCGCCCGACGATGCGAATCGCCAATGTCGGCAACGCTATCTCGGCTCTGCTGCTGCTTTATAACCCGCTGCAGGCCAAGGTCACGCGGATCCAGACCTGCAAAAAGTTTCTTGATGCTGTGAACTTTACGGGCGGCACCAACGCAACCGCTGACCCTACAGCGAAGTTTGAAGACCAGATTTATTACATCGATCGCGTTGCCAGCGAGAACCCGCAGCTTGTGGAGTTTGAGTTAGCCAGCAAGATTGATCTGATTAACGTCGCTCTGCCTCGCCGTCAGGTCTTGGAACATTGCCCTTGGGTGTATCGCGAGGAAAGCACCTGTGGCTATAAAGGCACCAACTACTTCGACATCAACAATAACCCGACGACTGAAGCTAACGATGTTTGCGGCAAGCGTTACACCAGCTGCACGCTGCGCTTTCCTGAGGGTGATTTGCCGTTCGGAGGTTTCCCAGGTGCCCGACTTCAGATGTGACGCTGAGGCGCACGCTGCACGTTCTTACCCACGCGAATGTTGTGGTCTTGTCGTCAATGGGCAGTATTGGCCATGCAGGAACGCAGCAGATGCGCCAGAGAACACGTTTGTGTTGGAGCCTCGTGATTACGCGATTGCGGCGATGATGGGCAAGGTCGAAGCGGTTGTCCACTCGCACCCGCAGGGTGGGCCGCCGAGCGAGTCTGATCAGACTGTGTGCAGCCAAGGCTCTGTGCCTTGGCACATTTTGCGGATGCCACAGAACGAATGGTTGACTATCAATCCCTGATCGGCCGCCAATGGGAATACGGCAAGACCGATTGCTTCACGCTGGTGCGCGATTGGTTCAAGCTCCAGGGCGTTGAGCTGCCGGATTACGAGCGGCCAGAGAGTACGCAAACCTGCGAAAGCATTTTCCTCGCAGAGGCTGAGCGCATCGGCTTTCAACAGGTCACGATGCAGACTCGGCAGCCTGGCGATGTGCTGATCATGAGAATCGCCACGCGCACGCCGATGCACGCTGCTGTTCTGTTGCCCGACGAGCGGATATTG